GGTGTATAATTTTCGTTAGGGGTTATAGCTTCTGTAGTTGCTGTTATAGTTCCACTAGATTCTAATGTATCTGATACTGTCCATGTTTGAGTAGTATCAGGTAAGATAACTTGTTGAATAATTGGAAGCATTGTATTCCAAGCTAAATTTTGTGTTGCTTGAACTGCTGTTCCACCACCAATACCAGTCGCATTTGCTGTGCCAGCAGATACAAAGTCATAAGTATCTCTCGTTGCTGCAGTTAGTGTATGAGTTGTATTCATTTGAGCAGCAGTTATATTATTTATTGCTGCGGAACCCGCAATGGTTGTAGTGTCACCAATTTTCATTCCGTGGTCTCTATGAGTCACTTGAACTGTAGTAGATGAAGCAGTAGTTTTAATAGGATTACTTGTTAATGCACGTGAAGGTAATGCATCATTTCTTAATACACATGCACGTGAAACCGAAGTATCAAATACTGCTCTATTAAGAACAAACATTAAGTCTTTATTTTGGTCTGCTGTCCATGTTGAAGCATTTTGTGACATAAACATTACACCATTATATGGTTGTTGTGAAATTCTATTACCACTTTGGTCTTCACCACCAATCTCAGCATAACGTACAGTATAGTTATTTGAATTAGCAAGAATAACAAATGCATATTCAATACCATCTTGTAAGAATACTGGTGATGGGAATGTAAATTTCGTAGCTGTACTACCATCTGCAGTTATTGAACCAGGATTAAGTGTTACATCTGAGAATGGAAGAACCTCTTGAGTTGGGAATCCATTAACCATTTTTCTAATTTGTATTTGTACTGGTATGTTATCATCTTTAGATACAAAATAAAGATCTAATGAAGTGATAAATGCAGCCTTATCAAGTAATATAGACTGAGCAAGAGGGTCACTCCATGATACAACACCAGAACCAACACTATTCCTTTGAAGTACAGGAGTTCTAGTTGAAATAATAACATTTTCTACTGTTTCAATTAAACCTGCTGCAGTAAAATCTGCCATAGCAGTTGTACGTGTTAAAGCATCATTATTAGTATTGTCAGAGGTTAATTTAAATTCTTTTGTACCAGATGTAAAATTAGTTGTACTATTATTAGGTATTAAGAATGAACCTGTTATAGCACCATTAGCATCTGTTGTTAATGCACCTGCACCAGATGGGTGAGCAGTCTCAGTATTAATACCTACTAAAGGAGTATAACCTGGTTGAGCTTCATTAACATAATCCGATATATCGACACCATCAAAGTATGCATATACTGTAGTATTTGGCATCATACGTGTTGCACTAAAGTGAACAAGTCTTGTTCTCATATATGGAATAAAGTTAACTTCAACTGTTCTATCACCTTGACTAACCCTAGATGTTTCAACTGCAATAGTTGTTTGAATACCAGTTCTTGACTTACCACTTTTTACACGAGGAGTAGTAGTTTCAGTAAAAGACCAACTACCTCTTTCCATTCTATATCTAGTTGCATGGCCACCACCGCCAGTATCTACAAGTCTACCTGGAGTATAAACACTTTCATGACTTGCCTTTCCACCAGTCCAATGAGTTTGCCACGAACCCCATACTGTACCAAGTTGAGGTTGAAGAGCTTGTACCATAGCATCAAATTCGCCATCATTATTAATAACAACTTCTGGTCTCCTATCAATATCCATCCATTCATCGGTTGAAGGAGCTAGTGACATTGAACCTGTCCAGTTAAACACATCATAAGGGTTAACATTAATTGTACCAGAATATTGTGTTTGTGATATAAGTGCAGAATTAGTATATGGTAATGTTATTAAGTCACCTGTTTTTGTTGTACCTGAGCCAGCTGCATGATATGCTAACGCAGCATTACCTTGAGAAAATGAAGGTCTTAATGTACGATTAGGTATATCAACAGAAGCTCTATATTCTGGTGAGCCAGAATTTGACATTCTTGTGTTTGCAAATCCATCTACTAAATAACCAGACTTCCACCTTAAACTATAAGGTGATGATGTATCTAAAATTTGTTTATTTTGTGCTTCAGTTTCTAAGAAGTTAAGTGCAGCATAATATTCTACTTGGCCTATTCGTGTTTCAAGATGTCCAATATCACGCATTGTATAACGTCTTTGATCGATATATTGAACACCAACTTCACTTGGATTCATTGTATATGGAGTAATACTTAACGTATATAAATGCATTGAATCTTTAGGAACACTAGGTGCTTCGGGATTACGTGCTGGAACACCAGGTGAAACACCAAACTCACCTTTAGAATTTATATAAACTGTATCCATTCTTGGTAAGTAGAATTGCATATCAGTTTCAAATTGAGTATATCTTACTGGAGCAAATGCTGTTCGTGCGCCTGTTCCTGTAAAGTTACCACCAGAATCATCTATACGTGGTCTAAAGTCAACTGCACTTCTTAATTCTATATTATCTATACTAGGAATATCTGCATAGTCAACACCAACATAAGAATCAACTGTAAAGAAGTCTCCTGCAGAATGTGTGTAATAATCAAATACAACATTAACTGCTATAGCCGCTGTATAATTAGATGTGGTCTTAAGCTTAATTCGTCCTACATCATAGTGAGTATCTCTTTGTCCATTATCTAATTCAAAGTGTTCAGTAACATTAGCAGAACCTACATTTTCAATAACAGATACTATACGTTTAACATCTGCTTTGCCAAGAGATTGACCTATACCAGTAAAATCTGTACTATTACCAAATGTTGTGCCTTGATCTTCAACTAATGATTTAGTTTTATGACTTGCAGTTTTAATAATTGGAGCAATTAATCTTACTGTATCACCTGTAATACCAGATGGTAAGTTTTTAATAATAACATTTGGAGGATCTGTAGGAGCATTATTAACCGTAATATCTGATGCTGCAATTATTTCTTCACCACCTTCTGTATTACTAGTATCGTTTATTAGAATCCAATTTGTATTATTTGCTATAGGACCAAACTGTTCGCCACTACCTGAAGCAGTAAATGTTGCTGTATATGGACTACCTGATACTGTTGCTGAAGTGAATATACGATTAGTTTCATAACGATAGTTAAAATCATCTGGTTGAGTATCATCTTCTTCACTATTACATGTTTTAATTCTAGCGTATGGTAATTCATATACTAAAGTGTCTGGACCAATGTTATACGCTGTGGTTGCGCCAGAATCTGCTATAGTTGCACGAAAATCATAAGATGCAGCTCCATCTAATTGGGTTGCATCAGTCATTGTTCCTGTAAAATTAAATATATGTATTCTATATCTTGATGCACCTGTTGCACCATTACCTGAAACACGTTCTATTGAACGAGCTCGACAAGTACCAATTTGTGTACCACCTGCATTTTCAATATCTATTAAACCAAATGTAGTAATGTCAGGTGCGCCAAACATATTTGTAACTTCAATATAATTATTATGTGTTATCTCTGTAACTTTATCTGTAACTCTTTCTGAAGTTCTTGCTCTATCAAAGTGTACGTTAGTAGTTGCATAGTTTTGTACCTCATAACCTCTTACATAAGCTTTAGAAGGCTCAATTGCAAGTGATAATTTGGTAGCATCAGGACTTGATGCTTGATGTGTTTTGACAAGAGTTTTAAATGGATTAACATAATAGTTACCAGATTCGTCAAATGTTCTACGAGCTAAATGATCTTCAAGAATATTATAGTCAGGTGACCTTGCATGTTTAGTAATAACACCAGCTTCTAATCGAGCTATAAGAACAAAATTACCTGATGTAGCATTAACTGCTTGAGTAGATAATACTGCTGTAATAGAATAACGATGTGCACCTGGAGCAGACTCATTAGGAGAGCCTGTTGCATTATCATTTAATGTTGCATCACTACCTGAACTGACAAGGGATTCAGTGACAAGTAAGCCAATATCAAATGATACGCTTGATGTATATTTAGATAAAACAATTGTTTTAGCTTTTGCTACAACAAAGTGTTTTTTAATATAATAGATACCATCTTCAATAGATACAATTGAACCAAAACCTACAGGTGTATTTCCACCAACATCATTAGTACTAGCTATAGTAGCTGTCTTACCTCCTGTAGCTGTTAATGCTCCGCCAGCAGTAAATACAGCGCCAGCAGATATATATTGTACCCATATTGTTATAGAATCATCACCAGAAGCTAAAGTAGCATGAATAACTTTACCAACAACAGTAGTGCCAGTCTCAGCAAATTCAGTACCAATTAATTCCGCAACAGTATCATTATTAGCGTGTACTGCAGATAATCTTACATAGTCAATTTTATTATGGAGGTGAACTGCACCAGGGACAACAACCGAACCATCTTTGAAGAAACTTGTCCCAAGAGATGATACTTGGTTTTGTAATGTTGTTTGTAACTGGGTTAACTCTCTTGCTTGTATAGCCTTACCGGGTCTAAATAATATCCTATTATATTTTTCTTTAGGACTTAGACCATCCGCTCCTGCGGTTTCAAAATCGTCCCAGTATGGTTCTACGTTAAATGAAATTGCCATGTTTCTTTCCTATTAAAATGCGATTACTAATCTTACTGTCTCTACTTGCCCATCGGCTCTCGAAGTTGCTGTTCTATTCTCTATAAACATTACATCACCTGAATGATGATTAATTAAAGGTGCTGTTACTGCTGTGCAGTCTTGTCCTGCAATTGCTGTACCATTCTCACGAATATAATCTGAATCAGTAAATGCTGTAAAGCCAGTAGCCTCATTCTGATTATACCATATAATACCATTGCTTGAGTCATATTCCACTACTTGACCTAAAGCACCTGTTATAGTACCTTGGATTATTTGGTCTGCTGGAAATGATGCTCCTGTAGCAACTACAAGTTTTTTACATACATTATATGAACTTGCTTCTGCAACTTGAGCAATAGTACCTGTAGTTGAACCAGTTAGTGTTGTAACAAGAGCTTTATATACTTCTCCAACAACTGGGTCACCACTTCTTGACCCTGCAGTTTCCCACAGTGTATCAGTAGTAGTACCTATGGATAAAATCTTATAAAAGTTACCAACTACCATTGAACCAGCCGCTGTTACTGTTGTAGGTCCCTCAGTAGCTTTTTCAATTGGATTTTTAATAAGAGCCAATTGTCTAAAGTCATTTGAATCTGGAATACTACCTGACTCATCACCAGTAAACGTAGTGTTAATCGTTATATAATGTGAACGTAAGTCATTAGTTGGGTCTGCACCATATCCGCCTGGAGGACCAATCACTGGTCTTATTGCACCATTTGAACCTGCACCACCGGTTACTGTAACCGTAGCGTGGGTATATCCTGTGCCAACGTTAGTCATTGTAATACCTGTAATAGCTCCACCAGATACTGTAGCCGTAGCTGCAGCTGATGCGCCATCACCAACGATAGCCAATGTTGGAGCTGAAGTATATCCAGTTCCCGCAGTAGTTATCTTCATATTATATATTGCACCATCGATCGCGTTAGTCTGTACACTCCATTGATTAACCAATGCTGTGTCAGAACCTCCTGGAGGTGTAACCTTAATATGTCTTGTTGGTATAAATGATGCTGTTAAAAACTTCGTTACATCAGATGTTGGGACTGTATACATATATTTCCATATATAGCCATCTGAGCCTGAGTGATTAATGACACCCGATGTTGTAACACCGGTAACGTCTGGATTTGTTGTACTTGTTCCTGAGCCTGCTTTTAAGCACATATATACATTGTTATTATCTGAAATAACAAAATATACTTTGCCTTCAAGGTTAGTATCTTGATCGTCATACTCTACATAAGTTGTACCAGAAACCCAAAGATTCCTTGGTGAGCAATGAATAATGTCTGTACTAGCAATTCTCTTCATGGCAAACATGTTTTCCCATAAAGTATTATTAGCGTAATCATTTTCATATGGGGTGTCCGGAACTGTGTCATCAGCCCAAGCATTAGGCCGTCCCAAGGCCATGTAGAATTGATTGTCACCAAGACTAGCTAGGAATTTATTAGTTGTATCTAATCTAAATTTGCTAGTTATTATTGCTGCCATGTCTTTTCCTTTATTTTATGTTACCCCTAAGGGGTATGTTGTACGAGTGAACTTGCTCCACCCAATCCGAATTGTAAATCTATATTGTTATTTATAACATCTTCAAACGTATATCGATCAAAATCACTATTGTGACCTAAATATCTGAACTTCATGTTATCCCAATGGTTCCACATACCTATTCTGCCGCCACCTGAACCAATATTATAAGTTCCAGTTGTAGTAAATGGTATGTGTGTATAACTCTTTTCTAATATATGACTATTAAAACTTACTGGACCAATTTGATATTCACCTAAAGTAAGATTAATCTTACCAGCTGCTGGTAACCAACCCCATTGTGCTTGGTCATTTGTTGATGTAAGTAGTTCAATAAATATTGATACTTCACCAAAGAATATAAACCCAGCTGGGTGAATTAATCTTGTAAATGCATTCTTCCAATCAGCTACATTCTTACCTGTACGTAGTACGTATGAAAACTTTTGATAATAGTAAGAGTCTTGTAAGTACTTCTTATTTGATAAGAAACCATTTACAGTTGTAAATAAACCTTTAGGATATGTCTTAACCACATCAGCGTTTGACAATGCTGATGTAAATGTTAATCTATATTTAGTTGTATTTGATTCTGAATATACTTCCTCAACGTAATCTGTGGTTGGTGTCTTATATACATCATTAACAAATACTACGTCATCATCAAAAAATGCTGCATTACCTGAATCAGCACTTCCACTAACTACTGTTGGTGTTCCACTAATTGTGAATACGTTCCAAGGTGTATAGTTAGCTTGGTTTGCTATAA